GGCATGTTTCCCATGCGTGAAAGAAAAGAAGAACGACGAGGATTGTTGCCCGCCTTCACAGGAGCCTTGAGGTTAGAGCCAGGATTAGCAGCCTCGTAAGACTTGCGACCCTTCTCGTTCAAACCGCCAGTAGGGTTCTTGCCCTCACTGCGCTGCCAAGCCTCAGAAGCCATTAGTCTTCTTCTTCTTCGCTAAGGTCTTCGAGCTTCTTAGTAATCTCGTCAATCTTAGCTTGGTGCTCTGCTGGGTTCTTAATGTCTGTCTTTTCTAGCAAACCCTTTAGGACAGCCTGAAGCTGGTCCTTAGACATCTTTGGCTCTGCAGGCATTTCCATACCAGGCATCTTGTGCTCGTCTGAGCCAACCTTGATTTCGATTTCAACAGTCATTATTTACTCTTTAGGCTTTTTAGAGTTCTCAGGATTAGCGTCGAATCCCTTGAACTTGCCAGACTTTTTCATGGTCATTACTTCGCTAACTGAAAGGAATCCCTTAGAGTCGCGCTGTGGTTTGAAGCCAGTCTTTTTAGTTGCTATCTTTGCAGCAACAGCCTTCTTCTTTGCCATCATCCCCATTTTAGGAGATGAATCTGATACCTTGTAGTCCATTATTTGTCAGCCTTCTTTGTCTTAGAGTTCACAGTGTCTACAGCCTGCTTAATGTTGGCGTCAAACTCTTCGTCAGACAACATGCCGTCAAGTGCGTAGTTAAATAGTAGTCCAATTGCAAGGCCCATAAGCGAACCAATAGCACCGAACGCAGCAGACTCCAAAGCGCCGAAGTTCAATGCGTTACCAGCACCCATGAAGCTCAGACCAGCAGCGCTAGTAAAAGCAAGCACACGCAAAGTGCGCTTCACATACTTGTTACGGAAAAATGATTTCATTTACTTCTTCTTTGGGGTTGGCTTTGCAGCAGTCTTTGGTACACTCGGCGCTGGTTCGGCGTCAACAGCAACAGTCGCAACTTCAGCGGCAGGCGCTTCCTCAGCGACAGGGGCAACAACTTCAACAGGCTTAGCAACTGGCTTCTCCTTAGCAATCTGGCGCTCTAGGCAAGCGATAGGGTCCTGCACCCAGCCTTGGAAAGGTGAGTTGATGTCAGAGCCGCAAGTAAAGTGAAGGTGTGCACCACGGCTAGCAGAGCCAGTGTTGCCAACAAGACCAACGATGGTCTTACCAGCTTCGACGCTAGCACCAAGTTTTAGCGGTGATGCGTCGCGTAGGTGGCAGTATCCCCAGACAATGCCCTTAGGGTCTTCGATAGCAACTACGTTGCCAAGGATTGCAGACCACTTGTTAACGACAACCTTGCCGTTAGAAGCAGATTTGATTTTAGTTCCGCCAGCAATAGCGAAGTCAACGCCACGGTGAGCGTTAGTGCGAGGGGCTTCCTTGTTACCAAAGTCGCCACCCTTAGGAATGCTGGTCTTAGGGAACGGTAGAACGTAGTTAGTCATAATAGCCTCTATCTAAAGAATGAGTAAATTGCCGTCCCAATACCAATGATAGCACCAACAATGGCACCGTTGGCCTTGTCGCTGGTCTTTTTGACGCTCTCGATATCGACCTTTTGCTTGGCAATTTGTATCTCTAAGTTGCGTACCCGCTCAGGCAGGTCCTGTAGGTTCTCCAAATGAGTCACAGTCTTAGCAAGAAGCTTGTTTGTTTCTTGCTGCTCACGATACATCATCTGCATCGTGATTTTGATGTGAGGCTCTTCAGGAATTGGCATTACGGAGTGCCGCCATCAATTGTGGTCTCCAATGCAGTAATACGAGAGTTCTGAGTAGTGTTCACAACTTCCACAGCACCGATACGTGAGCCGTATGAGGTGAGTGTGGTGTTCTGAGTGGTGTTGATTGCCTCGATTGAATCTAGGCGAGTACCCTGAGTTGTGTTTACAAGCTCAACAGCAGTCAGACGAGAGTTCTGAGTAGTGTTTAGCGAGTCGATGCTATCTAGGCGAGTACCGTAGCTAGCGATGGTTGAAGTCTGAGTGGTGTTTACGCCCTCGATGCTAGTTAGGCGAGTACCGATGTTCAAGCCATCGTAAACGTCAATGCGACCATCGAGAACACCGTCAGCAGCCTCAAGAGAGGTCAAGCGAGAGTTCTGAGTGGTGTTTAGGGTATCGATACCATCAAGACGAGAAGTCTGTGTGGTGTTTAGCGTCTCGATGTTGTCGAGGCGAGTGTCGTAAGCAATGTCAGTTGCTTCGAGCGTGTCGATGCGAGAATCAAGCGCAATGTCAGCAGCCTCGAGTGAATCAAGGCGGGTGTCGTAGGCAGTATCAGTAGATTCAAGAGCGTCTACACGCGAGTCAATCGCTACTGCTTCTGCTTCTACTGCATCCCAGTTAGCGTTGAATACTGCTGTTTCAAATGGCTGGGCTGAGCCAGGCACGGCCTTTTTTAGGCCAAGGCGGGTAGTTACTGTATACGCCATTACTTCTCCTCGTCAGGAATAATAGTCGTCTCTACTTCGCCTAACTCTACCACATTTTGTACAGGCTCGGGCAAAGCGGCGAAATGACTTTGACCCTGCGCCAACGCAATGAGCTCGCGGGCGATGTTACGCTTCTGAGCTGGGTCAAGCACGTGTCGCAAGATAATGTCCTGCACCTGCATCAGCAACGCTGGCACATCCAGGTTCTGCTTAGCGTTCGGGTCAAAGCGCCCTGTCATCTGGTTGATGAAGGTAATTGCCTTCATGTCACCCTGCTGCACCAACTGCCCCAAAGCTGCATCAGCCATTGGTAGATACTTCTTCAGGTTATCTTCGCTCTTAGCAACCATCGCTGCAGCGAATTCCTTCTGACGCATCCAGCCATCAATCTCATTCAGGCTAATCTTCATGCGCTTAGCCAACACCTGTGGTGTCAGCAAGTTCATCGGGTTTAGATACGCTTGAAGGAAATTTTCTTGCCGTAGCGTGAGATTAGGATTACTTGTTGTTTTGATTCCACGGTCAGCCAAAGCACGCTGGAACTTTGAACTAGCCCAAACGAGCTCCACACTATCCTTCGTAAGCTCGGCGTCCTGGTCCAAAACAACCGCAACCTCCAGAAATAAGCCCTGTCGGTCTGCTGAAATGGCGGCTGCAAGCACGCGCTCAAAAAGGGCCTGCTCTTTGGTTTTCTTATCATCATTCAGCCTCGTCTCAAATTTAGATACATCAAGCGACATGCTCAGCCACCATCCAACTCAAATCATTCAAAGTGCCATTGTTATCGATATAAGCATTGAACTCGTAGTCATCCATGCTCGTCTCGCTAGCATGGTCATTTGCAGGAAATACGCCAGGTCTGCGAACTCGCCAAACCTTGCCACCGTAGTAGTCAATACGCTCAGCCTCATTGACAAAGCGCACATCAGTAAAGACCACCTTGCCACCATCATCGACAATATCTAGCGCCTTGTCGATAGCAATGCTAACCCAGAAGTCCTCATCAAACTGCTTGCGCCCAACCTCGGTGCCAAGTCGCTGCATAAGACCACGAATCTCATCGCCATAAGGAGTTGCCTTATAGTTGTCCCAGCCGTAAGTTTCGATTACGTTCTGAAGTCTAGAGCCATTGCTTACAATAGGATTCAACGCATACAAAGCATCACGCATAGGCTGAGCAAAGCTAACCTTCGTGAAGCCGTGGTCCGCCACTAGGAAATCCGCCACGGTGTCCTTACCTGAACGGGCGTAGCCCGAAAGTCCAATCATCATCCTCTTGGCAACCCTTCTAGCGCAACCAGGTATTCGCCGTCGAGGCCGAAGGCCTCCAACATCTTTCCTGATAGACCGTCTGGCATCTTCAAATATTTGCCATTCTCGTAGTCCCTAACTATTGCTGGGTTTATCCTCAACATGCTTGCAAAGGCAGTCTGGGTTGGGGCAATCTCGCTTCGCCACTGGGCGAAAGAGCGGTAGTACTGGCTCAGTACGTACGGAGGAATCTCCAGCAAGTTTTTTGCTGACGGCTTCAAGTTCGGGGTTAGGGGTTTGCTCAGCCATGTCTCAATTTCCTGTTCTAGTTCGTTTGCAGTGATGTCAAAGATAGCAGCGAGAGTACCGATTAGTTTCGCAGTAGGTCGCTTAGTTCTGCCATCTTCGATTGCGGTAAGTGCGCTGCGCTGGATACCAGCACGGTCAGCTAGTTTCTGCTGGGATAGCCCTGCCCTCAGGCGAGCTAGGCGAATAGGGTGGTCAGTTATTCTTGCCACGCTTTGTCTCCTTCTGCTAGTGGTGCAATCAGGATAGCACAGATTTAGTAGACACTATGTTGGTAATGAAATTTGTGGCGGGGTTAGCTAGATACATAGGGGACGGCTGGAATCCCTCACAACATCAAAAGCCCGTAAATTTGATAGTGAACCAGGTACCACCCAGGTACCAGGTCAACAAAATAGGAGCAAAAAGATGACTAACTACGCAGGACTAGCAAGCGCAATCACCTACCATATTGCTGGGACCATGTCTCCATTGATTGAAGACGCCGATGTGTTCAATACCCTGGTCGACGAACTAGGCAAGTTGACTGAGGCAATCCGTATCTGCCAGGAGATTGACGCAAACAACACCGCAAGCGAGACCGCAAGCATCTAACCAAACCCGCTGGCGGGGCACACAAGCCCCGCCAGCACCACAAACTTAGAAAGGCGTAACCATGAACATCAATATCTATGACATCACCGAACGCAAGACAATCATCGCCAGCAATGTTGGCCTTGGTTACATTGTTGCTTGGAATGGCCAGCACACCTTGAATTTGTACATTGACCGCTTTTACACAGATGGCCAAGATGGTTGCTGGACTGAGGTAGACGTCCGCACTCTTAGCGATGTCCCTGCTGATGTGTTTGAGGCACGAGAGCAGGGCCAGCGCTGGCTCAGCGACATCGTTGCTGAAGCAGAGGAGAACACCCGATAAGACTTGCTCCTACAAGACCTAATGCCCCGCTGACCCCCTCAGCGGGGCATTAGTGTGTCTGGGCTAAAAGGGCCTAGGGGACG